CAGCCACTGTGGTTCTTGTTATTAAATTACCATTAGTCCCTGATACTCCTGTACCCACATTAGCTACTGTAGGATAGAATGTAAACAATTGACCAGTAACTTGTCCTGGACTAACTGGTAGTCCAACATTCATTGTCATCGAACCTGTTGCAGTTGTTAACTGAACCGCAGTAGTTTGACTTGTTAATGTACACGAACCTGTCGCAGTTGTCAAAGGTACTGCACCACCATTAATTACACTAGAAATAGTAATTGTTGTACCAGAATCAACGCTTCTAATATAATATACTGTGCCGGGATCAATATCACCAAAAGTAGTACCAGTGAATGTAATTGGATCGTTTACATTTAATTCCAATGTTGAAGATACGGTAACTAAATTAGTAGTAGCAGTAGTAGCTGTAACAGATAGTATTAACGGATCATCTTCAGTTGATATTGTAAATGTTTCATCATCAATAATTGTTATGATGTAATACGGTTCATTTTCAATGATACCACCAAATACATTTCCAACAAAATATACAGGTAGTCCAACATAGAATCCAGCAGTACCGGCAGTGCCAGTTGGCAATGTTGGGGTTGTTATAAAATTAGTTGTTAGTGCGGTTGCTGTAACATCTAATATGCCAGGATATGCAATAGTGACAATAGCTGTATTAGTTACTTCACCTACATAACAAGATAGACCTGCAGGGTTTATTGTTTCTGGTGTTAGTGTTACTGCACCTCCACCAATAGTTTCAGAAATAGTAAATCCACTATCTTCTATAATAGTAGGATCATCTAAGTTTGGCAGTTTAACTAATGACTTAACATAATACGTTGTGTCATTAGATATACCGGTTGTTCCAATGGCGCCCACAAACTTGACTGGCATACCTACATAGAAGCCAATAGTTGATCCGGATGCGTTTGGATCTACACTAGTAAATGATAATCTTATAACATTTGATACGTCTACTGTAGTTGTAGTCTCACTTACAGTACGAACAAACGATGACCATGTAAGTACTTGGTCATTTGTGATATCTTGTATTTCAAATGTTGCACCTTGTGCGCTAGCTAAAATATTATCAACCGGTGGCTGAGTTTGTTCTAACGTAATTGAAGAACTAGCAATTCTAGTGCTATTGTTGAACAATCCTGCATAGAAACTACCATAGAAATTATTAGGTGCCCATTCAGTCACTTGAGAATCGTATGTTGTTCTATCAAATCGTAATGTAATGATATTTTCTCTAATTGGCGTTGATGTTGATACACAACTTGCTCTAGCACTTACCGCAATCTTATTATTACTTCCAGATCCAGTACTAATGAATACGACTCTATCACGGTCTTGTAATGCATTTGCATAACTAGTATACAATGCAACAACATAAAATGGAGTATTTTCTAATACTGCTAGATAATAATACTGACCATCATCTAATCCGCCAATTGCAGTTGTGTTATCACCTACATAATATAGTACCAAATCACCTGTCTGAACAAATTGTGTTTGCAGTGTAATTGTATTTGTTAGAACATCAACTTCTGTACTAGCAAACGTTACAATCTCACTAGGATCAATGCGAATTTCTGGCAATACCTGATAGCCTTCACCTGGATCAACTACATCAATTCGTAGAATTGTATCTAAGTTCATCACAGGTTGTAATATAGCCGCACGTCTTGGTGCTGGATATATAGTTGTATCAATATACGCAGTGACTTTTGGTGGCTCTGAATAACCTCTACCACCGTTCAATAGTAATACAGGAGGCAAGTCAATTATAATTTGTTCGCCCGGAAGATGATTTGTTATGGTAGTACCATTAACTCCACGAGTCAATCCACTCAATGTACTGTATGCTCTATCAACACTGCTGTATGCAATTTCTTCTGTACCAATTAGTATGACACCTGTAGTTGGAAAACCAAACACATTATCAACAACCATTGATATGCTGTTCAACGTCACATATGATATTAAGACAGTGATAGGATAATTATCTACACCAGTGATACTTAAGCCTTGATTGTTGAACCAATTAATATATGGTTGAGTTTGCCAGATAGGATCTGTCGGTAAGTATTGATTTATACCACTTGGGTTAGCATAAACTAATTCAGGTGTAATATACTGTTGATACTGTGTATTATACTGTGCGGGCAAATCAAAATCTGTTATCTCACCTTCGTACACATCAGTACCGGTATATTTAAATAAGAAGTCTTTGATTACCACATGGAATGGTTTAGCTTCATTCAAATAGCCTGATAAGAATTCTTGGTTATCACTTTGGAATACTTCTAATGGTAACAATTCACGTATAGTGTGTGCAACATCGATGAACGATGTTTTGTTTAACCATGGTAGATAATTTTGACTCTCAATTGTTTCACTAACAATATAATTGAACATTAAAATTAATGATTTATTTCTGAATAGTAATAAACTACTAGGTAATTCTTCATTTAAGGCACGAATAATAGAGCGTGTTTCTTCGCTTGGGAATGTATCATAAGGAGTAGTATCAAAGAAGTTATCTCCAAATCCTATTCGTGCTTCTGCGTAATCCCACAATGAACTACTAAACTGTATTGTACCATTTTGCAATCCAATACGAACCCATTCAATGCCATCAAACACATATGTTTCTTGTAGTCCGTCACCGTTTTTATTAACAGTAACAATTAGTCCAAGTTGAGCATTGATTGGAGCTAAATCATAGTACGATTCTACTAGCATAGCAGACTTGGTATTATCATTGTAACCAGGCGCCCACCAGTTAATCAATTCCCAATAGTCTTGTGTATTGTAGAATAATTCTGGTGCACCAGGCCAATTTGGATTGCCTACTGTAGACGGGTTGATTGCACCTTCTGTGAATAAGAATTTCAAACTGCTTGTTTCAGCTAATGGATACTGTGCTAACACAGTGTTATAGAATTGCAAATAGTTTTCTAATGCTTTAAATCTATTATAGAAGAAACTTTGACGAGGGCGTACTAATATACCACTTTGTACTGGTTTTGGTAAGAATGGATCAGGAACAACAGCACCGGTTTGATTGACACCGCTGAAACTTTCAAGCATTCTGTTATACAATGATTCTGGTACTACTGTATCACCTATGCCAGGTAGTCCTGGTAAGAAGTCATCAGCATAATTAGAACGTATTAAACTATAAACACTATGCGAAACATCGTCATTTGTACCAGTAGCAAATCCAATGTGTAGTGCTGTATCCGTTGCATTGATATTACTACCGCAATTGTATAAACCAAATACATTTGGTTGTATTGCTGCCATAAATGAAATGCCAGTAGACAATGGTGTAGCAATATATGATTCACATATTGTGTCTGATAATGTTTTTCCTATTTGAGTAAACACAATGTTTGTATTTCTTACCCAATAGTAATACACAGGTACAAGAGAGCCTGTGCTATTCAATCTATATTCAATTGCATAGTCATCAATGCTACGAGGTGTACCTGGTCCTTGATATGCAATTGGTTCTACATCACTGGTAACCCAGCTATATACTTTAACATCACTACCCGGGAATACTCTACCCCACCATTTACTATTGTAAACAACATCATCACTTTGATGATAGTTTACAAATCGTGTAGTACTTGTGTCGAACCACAACTTACCCAATTGTCCTGAACCCCATACTGTAGAACCTTTATTCGTTGCATCAGGACTATTGTAATTTGCAGGGTCACTATTAGATACTACATCTAAATTCTCACGCACTGCACCTAATATTTTGCCTTGTAATGGATCAATGTAATCCAAATTGTCTAATGTATTGTTAGTTGAGATACTATATAACTGAACATTTTGTATAGCGTCTGTATCAACAATTGGTGCAGAATTACGATATACTGTCCAATCAGCTTCACCTACACTATTGTTATAAATTACTACTTGACCATTATCATAGCCAGGTCTAAAGTTAGGTGTACCAATGATAACGCTGTTATTATTAAAATCTAACGCTGTACCATAATATGGTTGACTGCCATAATCTTCATTCAATGCATTAACGCTCTGAGCATAAACATACGCACCAGAATTGTTTACATTTTCATTGTAGACTGGCAAGTAATCATACATATATACTGCGCCTGCATTAACAAAACTATCTACAAACTGTGTTGTATTGTTATCAAACAATGTATCATTGTCATAGTTTTCGTCATCGCTTGCATCAAACGTTGTTTCTGCGTAACGTGCTGATACTGGCGAACTTACTACAAATGAACCACTTGAATTAAATTTAATAGTAGAACCAAATTGTGTTCTACCTTGACTATGCGGGTCATTAATTAATTGCGTTTGTGTATATAACTGAATGCCTAATTGGTCTAATACGTCAGCATCTAAAACTGATACTGTTAACTTAGCATTAATATATGCCAAATCTATACTGATAACTTGTATAGTTAAAATATTATTTGAAGCAGATGCAGTAACGTTTGTGATGTTTGCAGAAGTAATAGCATTGGCAGCTGCCGTTGCATTTCCTACAGGAATATTTACAGCATAACCATTTACTAATATTGTAGTAGCCGAAGTTACGTTGCACTCAGTAGTGCCGGTAACTATACCATAACTACTACCGCCATATGTATAACGATAAACAGCACCTTCAGCATTTTGACTGTTAATTTCAAACGGTGCACCAATTAATAATTCGTTTGCATAATTGTCTACGTCTAAGCTATAACCAAAATTTGTTCCAACTTCAGGATTAGCATCAACCGATGTAAATTCCTGTGTTAATACAAATTCAGAACCACTTACATTAATGATATCACCTGCAGTCAATGATTGATAAACATTGATATTTGATCCAACGACACCATATTCGTTATCATCAATTAGTGTTCCATTAACGCTTACAAAGATTGGTTCAGTTTGTTGAACAGCGGTCATTGAACCAGTATCAGTAATTAATTGTAATGTTGAGCCACCGCGTTCAGTAGATACTGTAAATGTAGTTCCTGATGGTTTAGCTAATACATAATAAACTGTGTTTAGTGATACTCCACCAAATACAGTGCCAGTAAACACGATAGGATCACCAACTGTTAAAACAGAACTGTCAGTGCAGGTAAAGCGGTCAGTACCTGCATTGGTATCAGTTATAGCGTTACTCGTTGCTGTACTTAATGTAGTTGTAGTTGGTGTAAATATCAAACTAAATGTTTGTGGGACAAACGGTGAACTATTATACGGTGCCTCAAACGTTTGTACTAATCTTTCAAATGAATAAGCCGTACCTAAATCAGCAACAACGGTATCATTTTCTGGCGCACTAACAGCTATAATGTTACCATAATAGTTTGTGGCAATAGAATAACCAAAACTATCACCTGCACTTAATCCGGCAACTGTGATTGTTTCAGAGAATTCATATAAATCAGTTAAAGCAGATTTACGATATACATACACTAAATTCTGTTCATATGCAGAGATGTATAACCAGTTTTGGTCACCGGACATTGCAATAGACGAGCCCCAGTTAGTTACTGAATCATCATCTGGTGATTCAATGACCTGATATTCTTGCAATTCATTAAGTAAGTTATTAATTACTAAATCGTAAATATAAACTTTTCTGTCAGTATAGGCTGCCCCTGTCGGCTGTGAAATTACAAACAAGTTATCTACATATTCAATTGTTGAACCAAAAGATGCACTCTCATTAATTGTTTGTACAATACTATACGTATCAAAAACAGCGTTATAACTATAGCGATATGCGACACCGGCAGTAGCATCAGTTATCAAATATCCTAAATTACTTGTTTGTGCAACCGCACTACCATATGTTGACGACCCTGTTTTTAATAGTTCATCAGTATAGATATAGTTTAAACTCTTACGATATACAGCCCAAGAGCCATCATCATTTTCATCAACCCAAACTTTATTCTTTACAAATTCACTATCAAGTAAAGGTAAGTTATTAATATCACTTGGGGTAGCTACACGCTGAGATGAGAATTTCATTGCGATGCCTTGACCAGTGATTGTTGTCAGTGCTGGCGATAAGCTTAACGCAATAGTTACTCTAAATGGGTCCACTACAGTTGCGACAATTCTATAACCATTAATGTTGGTATTAAAATTAATAACAGCAAATGGTTGATATTTTGTTAAGTTGTGCGGTGTTGCAAACTGCAATGTAACAGTTCCATTTAAGTTATTAATAGCACCCACTACTTGTCCAGCACTTGTTGGAGTATATACTTGCCAAGTGCTATTGTAATCAGCTAACCATACATATTCATTTACATATAGTTGTGACAACGGAGTTGTTGCAGTATTCAATCCATTGTAATAGTATGACGAAATTTTAACATCATTAAAATTAGCATAACCTGCATCCGGAAACACTCTATTTGGTGTATATGACGGTACAGTTGGTAATACGTTTGCATTGTTTATGGGCCTACCATAATTGAAAACTGAGTACAGAGGTACTTCTTGTTCTACACCATCAGTATATACGCCAGTAGTAAGTCCAACAATAGATGGGTTACTTGTCAATTGATTTTGATTCAATCGGAAGTCAACAAAGTTATTGTTTAATACACCACCAAATTCACCGGTCTTAATAGCCCAGTTATCATATACATCATAATCAATACCACCTTGTGGTAAGTTCAATCCCTTGAAACTATTTGTTGCAATGCTTGTACCTTTTTCTTTAATAAGGTTTTTATAAACATTAACCTGTGTTATGTCTGTCAAATCTGCTAGTGCTAAATAATCACGTGGGCGATATCCAATCAATGACCAGCTTAGTAAATCACTATCTTGGTCTAAATTAGTTTTGTTTGTATCATAAAACAATGTTGCTTCATATGAACGTGTTGAACTGTTAGGTAGTAATCCCTTCTGAATCTCATTGTAATCTGTTTCTTTCCAATATTGTTCTTCAAATATTTCTTTCGCATTTAATACTTGTAATGCAAACCAATATCTGTTTTTATACTTAACAATACTGCCTCTAGTATACTTTTGATTAGTACTCCATTCTTCAATGTTATCTTGATTAAGAATAAAGCCTTGAGCATCAATAGTACCATTCCAATCAGCAGACTTTGTACCTCTTGTTAAGATACGATTTTGTCTTAATCCGGTTGTTAAATTATATAACACATCATTGAACACGGTAACATTATCAAACACAATACCGTGTTCAAAGTTACTAATGTTAAACTGCCCATAGGCAACAGTATCACCTTCATTTAATGGTGTTGCGCTAAAGAATGTGCTGTCACGTGTTACAGATAAATCAGTGCTTTGTATTGGATAGAAGTTTTGATTTAAGATAAAGTTTTGTCTTTGTAGAGTTAATGGTTGAACTACGTAGCTATCTTTATTGATAGTAATCAAATTAGCGGCTGGGTTTAAGTTAACTAAACTTCCTGTTTCCCATCCACTCTGTGCCCAGTATAATAATTCTGTAACCATTTGACGCCAATTAACATCTATACCAGATTCTATTTGGTCAAACAATACACCCTGTGTTAATAAATATCTTCCATAGCTAGCTATGAATTGACTTAATGATTGTAAATCAACAAACTCAGTTCCATAAGGAACTATATTAGTTTTGTTGTCAGTATAATCATTTGCTAATTGAACTGATAAATTACCCACTGTAACTTTATTATAGTTTCCATTAATCTTAGGAGTTACTGTAGTAAAGTATGCAGTATCTTGTGAGTTACCAAATACTTTCCAACCTGCACTTGTACTTTGTACGACAACACCGCTATAAATTATCGTAGTAATAGGTATGTTATCATATAACACCACACTATAACTTTCGTCAGGGATTAACAATGATGCATTTCTACTGTTTGGTGTACCTTTTTCAACATAGAAACCAAGCAAACTCTTATCACTAAATCCTGCTAATCTATAAATTAATCTTACGTCTAAATTATCAAATAAGTCTGTGATATTTTGTGTGGCGTTAACACCAACTTGCTTTTCATAATCAACAATCCAGTTAACGTAACTAGTTTTAGGAGTACCAGAACCATATATAGCAACATCACTAATCACCAAGTGACTACGATTATTAACTAGATATTGATTAAACTCTGTACTAAATTTATAATTGTCTACATCAAACCCTAAGTTAAAGAATTGTGCAGGTTTAGTAAGGGCAAGAATCTTCATTAAATCAAAAGGCCAGCTACTACTTCTACGATATGAGAATTCAGCTGGTCCTACATCGCCAACAGCCCAGTCATTTTTAAATGTTCTGAAATTATAATTACCCATCACCGCATCAAACGGTGACAATAAATTGCCAGCACTGTCTACTGGAATAACACTTAATAGTTCTTCTCTAATGAACTCAGGTAATACAACTGGATTACCGTTGTTCCAATTAATACCGGCTGCCATATCTCCCCATAATACTAAGTTATCACTTGTGTATGGGGCGGCGCCGTATCTATCAGTCCACCAAGTTGGCTGATTTGTAAAACCAATCATTTCCCATGGTGATGTATTTGGAGTGCTGGTATCATAGAAGTACTCATATATACCTCTCCAGAATCCTTGTTGTATTGGTTCTCCATTTACCCTATTACCTGACTGTGTGTAGTTGTAACTAAACTGGTTGTTGGCTTGATAGAATTGTTTTTTATATTCAATACGATTCTGACCAACCCAATTTAAGAAATACTGACTATATATTTGCAATACTTCATCATACGAGTAATTAGTTGTCCTAAAGAATCCAGGAATAACATCATATTCAGTAACAGGAACAATATCTGTTAATTTAAGATTATTATAAACACGTGTTTCAAATTCTAATAATGCCTGGTCTCTAAAATCAACTAAATTACCATTAATATACTCACCGTACAATTTAGTATATGATCCGTCGTGTCCTTGAATGAAATATGTAGGTTGAGAATAGTTACTATCTAATACGACACCAGGAATAAATGACGGATACAGTCCTAATTTAGTAGGCGTGTTTGGAACATAACTTCCAAATGTTTGATTGTATTCTTTAATCGTTACAACATCACCCGGGGCTAAATCTTTTGTAATAGTTAATGATGGACTATCTGTGCTTACCGTATAATCTTGATTAGTAATTAATTGTTGGGTTGATGTAAAGTTATTAACTGTTGTGGTTAAGTAGACCAATACACCATAATAATTTGCAGTATCAAAATTGTAAATTCTTGTTAAAGGATATATACTTGTGTCTAATGAGTTAGCAAAAGTATATGTATTAGTAGCATATGCCGCTTTACTTGGCAACATATCACTCCAGAAGAAAGGTTCTGATTCAGTTTTGTTTTGTGTAATTTGATCCAGTGCATCATCTAAAATAGTTGCAGGTGGTTGATATATATTATATTCAGTTCTATCTATTGTGTAAACTAACAATGCTCTGAAATTAATATACTGTTGACTATTATACTGCAAAGAGTTAATAAGATTATTATTTTGTGACCTTAATAATGACCCAGGTAATGCTAAACTTGCACTATTTTGAATTATCTTAGTACCCCATGGCACAAGATTACCCAAGTCTCTATAGTTGTTTGAACCAAAAACGTTACCGGTTGTGTTTGGGTTGTTATAGAAAATGCTTTGATATTGACCGCGAATATCACCTACGTTAACAACAGATACATCATCATTGAACGGATTGTTTTGTAAGTTGATAGGTATTTGATAGTATGCAGTTGGACTTACTTGGTCACTTAATAATGTTATCTCAACTACTGTATCAACAAATAGATCAGGAACAGTAAAATTAACAACTGTAGAATTGTCTGTAATAGTAAAAGTATAAGTTGATGTATCTTGTAATACGTTATTAACATAAACTTGAATATTAGGCCATACTGTATTTGTTGCGGCAGCTATATCACAGGTATATGTACTTACGCCACTGCCACCAATATAGTCAAAACTAAAGATTTGATATTGACGACTTTCTGCAACAGCAGTTTGCCATCCTAATTGTCTAACAACGGTTGTTCCAGAGGTGTAATTGTATACATAACCTGTATTAACTTTTTGTGTAATTGGATTAGTACCACTTACATAATTAAATGTTTCACTGTTTAATGGTACGTCAAAGCTAATGTCACCTACGTTATTAACTGCGCTATAACGTAGTGGGAACCCTAGTACAATATCTTTAATTCCAGAACCAATTCCATAACTGAATAATTTATTGCCAGCAAATGATGTACCTACATACACATCGGTGTCACCAAAGCTAATGCCATCATTGTCAAAAATATCAAAGTATGGTGCTTGATTAACTGTTGTTTTTTGTTGTGCTATTAACCATTCGATACCATCAAAGTAAAAATCTTTACCTTCGTTATTATATCCCTTAAATGCAAATGTACATTCTAATGGCAATACTAATCCATTTTCTGCTTCTGTAAGTGTAATGAGTTGTGTACCGTTTCCTTGTATATCAGAAAATCTTACAACATATATTTTGTTTCTAACATTTTCGTTTGTGTCAACAGAAAACACAATTCTTGCACCATCATATAATTCATAGTTATCGTTTGATATATCATTTGCCACTAATGATGAATTGGGTGTAGTTGAAATTGTTGTAGAATCATCCCAAGTAACAGTAAGTGTTAATGTAGTTGTACCAGTAATAGTAGTAATTTGAGTATTTCTAGGTAGAACATTTGTGGTGTCACTTATGTATTGTCCAACCTGAAACGTGCCGGTAACATCTGATGCGGCAATAGTAATTGTTGTACTTGTTCCAGTTACTCCATTAATAGTTGCAGTATAATCAGTATATACCTCAACGTCTGGCCAATAGTTTTCTTGACCAGCTACAAGCGTAAATGCATCAGTTGTTCTATCATCAAAGAAGTCAATTGGATCTTTGCCAATGACACCATTATTAAATAACCTTAAGTTAGGATAAAACTCAATGATTGGACGTTTAGCTTTATTGTCCTGTGTTGCATATATTGTTGCAATACTAGGATCATTATTGTATGTTGCAGTAGAATTAATAACATCAATGTGGAACCAACGATTACTACGTGACCATGCATTTTTATCTATGCTGTTTCGTGCAATCGTAATATAATCTTGATACACAGGGATGTATAGTGTGCTGTCATAGTTACCAATATCATATGGTAGTGAGTCATACGGGGTATATGTACCTTCAGTGAAAGGTTCCGGGGTAATAAGGTCTGCAACATTTATTAATTCAATTGCTGTACCAACACCTTCTACATAATATTCACCTTCTTTATAACTTGTGGGGAAAATATCTCCACTGAAACTTACTTTTAGACCATTGGTAAACACAACACCATTGGGACTTGTATATTGCTGTTGACCTAATATTTGAGTAATATCTATTTGATTAGTTGAATTGCTTTCAATCAATCTAATGATACCAACCTTGTTAGCACTTGTACCATCTTGGTAATATAATGTATCTAAAATAGCACTTAAATAAGGAACAATATTAATAGAGCCAACTGTATTACGATAAAAGTTTCTTGCTTTCCATTGTGTACCGTAGCTAGCTGTAATTTTTTGACCAATTGGTATAGCAGTTGATGGAACTAAACGTAATACAGGATCATCCACTGAACCTTCATACGTTATAGTATAGAAAGTAGAATAGATATCTGTATAGAATCCACCTTCGTAGTTATTAAAATCTGATGTTGTGCCTGGGACTACATATGGATCATTACCACCATCTTCGTCATAAGTTGTTGTATCATAAAACTTAGAAACATATCCAGTTAAAGCTTTTGCTATACCTGTTCCAGTACCAACAGTGGCTGCAATAAAACTATCACCTATCGCATATGTAACACTGCTTGTTCCCGCAATAGTATTCCATTCTGTTTGTGTTGTAGTACCCAAATCTGTAATAGTGTACGTAGTTCCTACTACAAATGATCCAGCTACTACAATGAAGGGGCTACCAGTGTTATAGAACATAACACTACGACCTTCAAGTCCTGTCACTCCATCGATACTACCAATCGTACTTAATAGTTGTCCATTAACTTGGTCAAATGGCAACGTAGATACAACATCTACTAAATTGTTACCAGGGAAGTTATACTCGTCTTGTGCATTCTTATAAGGTACAGTGAATATTACAACACCCGCAGTTGCACCATTATTCTCTACACCTAATACATCACGTGTTTGTATGTTTGGTTGTTGCGGATCATATCCAGTAATACCCGGCTTACCTTGAATCCAGAATTCAGTTGGCTGGTTTACAGTAAATGTATATGTACCACCACGAATCAATGTTAATGTAGGATTGGTTGTCCCTGCTGGGTTAACGTCACTGGATATATTATATCCATTAGGTAAACTTTGAACAGTATAATCTGTTGCATTATAAACAATATCTGTAGAAATATTAACAGATGGTGCACCGGTTGGCAACCAATAGTATTGATTAAAGTTAATTATTTTATCTAAGTTAGTAAAGCTATCCCAAGAATAAAATTCGCTGTTAAACAATCTATCATTGTTATCTGTCAATGCACCTTCTAATTTTAATGCATCTATGATACCGGGATAACTAATAAAATCTTTTGCAGTGCTTGTATTTGTTTTTGTGAATACAACACCCGGATCTAACTGATAGTCTCTACGAACTTTAGTAGGTTCAACTACATAATTATCTTTGGCATTAATTCCATAACCAAATTTACTACCAATATACCCCTCGATTCTCATCGTATTGGGTTGGTCAACGATTTGATCCAGCGTTGCACCTAAAAATTGACTATTAGTAGGTGTTTGGAATATCTCTGGTAAAAAATTTAGTGTTCTAATTCGTGCTGCCATTATAACTCTCTAGTTGTTATATATACTTATCTTATTTGTAATTGCACTGGAGTTAAAGCCGCAATCACTACTACATCACTTGCAGTTGCACCATTTACAAAAATCTCAAAGGGTGCTGATTTAATTTCATACAAGTCACCAAATGACATTGTAGGATCATTTGGTACAAGTACCACTGAACTTACAAGATCACCTAGTTGTGCGTGTAAATATGCACTTAATTCTGAGAAGTAGAAGGTGTCTCCAAAACTCCAGTTGTTAATATTGAAATAACTATTCATTGCAGACAATACTGCACTACGTATTTCGCTATCACTTGCATTGGTTGCTTGTGATTTGATTACTTTAACTGTACCTTGCAATTGTGTAGCTGATTTTGTTCCAAACAACGGGACAAAGCGAACACTATTTGGCACAACGCTATCAGTTAACATTTTGTAGTCATCTAAATTACCATACGCCTGTTGTAATTCATTGATTGTAGGTACGTCTGGTTTTAGTACAGTTCCAGTAGTATCTTGTATCCAATTTTGATATGCAGTATAATATGCCTGTGTTACCAAATACAAATCAATAATGTTTGTAGTTGCAGGATCAATACGTGTTGTATTGTTACTGTTATGTCTATATTGATACAATATTGCTTGTCTTCCTGGCTGCATACTATATTGTGGTTGTTCAACTACTATGTAATAGGGAGTTGTTACACTTGTATCCTGAACTGTTGTATAAAATACATTATCACTGTATGCATAGAATATTTGTCCCAAAGGATATTCATATTTAATTACTTCAATGTTTGTTAATGTTGGGTACTGATATATCACATCGCTTGTGGCAATTAATTGGTAACGTGATAAATTAACAGCATCTTCAATCAATTCAAAGAATGTATAGATGCCTGTATTACTAGAACCAGTTACATAACCGGTTACTGTTTGAAAGAAGTCAGGATCAACCACAATTTCATTATTGTTTATGTCTATACTTGCGACTTCAACTTCAAAATCATTTACATAGCCATCACTCTCAACAGTCTGTCCAATTACATTCATTTGTACAGGTCTTGATAGTGGTGCATTACTATTTGGTTGAGTATTTGAAGGTAATACTTTAACGAAATCAGCTAATATTTTACCTGTAAATGGATCATATACTAGTTTACCACTCTCATACCAGAATCGTGTATCAGCAACACTACCAAAGTAATAACGCAATGATTTGTACGCAATTTGATATCTGTTGTTACCTACACTGTTAAAGTTTACAAACCAACCAGTTGCGTTATATGCATCAATACTCCAACGGTCTTGTGTAATCAATAATGAGTTGTTAAATATCAAACTGAAGCTTTGATTTAATTCCATTCTGATAACACATTCATTAATCACTGCTGTGGGAAGTGTGTTACCAAATGATGGTATAACCTGTGTGATAATTGCTCCAGTTGGAATATATCCGTTTAGTGTAACTGGACCTGAGCCGTTGCTGAAATTACCTTCACCGTTATTATAACCATCACCGATAACATTTAATACAGTAGTCCAATAGAACGTTGTATCACTTGCACTTGCAATGCCATAAACTAATCGATTGTTGTTATCAAAGTACGAACCAGTTGGCGCAGTAACTTTAATTAATGCACTCTTGGTTACATACTTCATATTATGTGTATTGTACGTTCCAGTTGCTATAGGTGTGTTTGCTGAACCATCAATGTTATAAAAATAACCAGTGATACTATTTGCATCAGTTGTGCTTGTGTTCCAATATACAGTGCCATCACCTGACGCAGTGTTAATGTTATAGCGTAGATAATTTTGTAGATAATATTGTCTTGCTCTATTATCAGCTAACGCTAATGCTAAGTTGTCAGTTAAGAACTTAATAATATCGCCAGTGTTAGTTATAGTCAATAACAAATTACCGTTATCACTATTTTGATATAATCCACCATCACTTGCAAATGAATTCGTGCTGGAGTATTTTCCTGTAGGATCAAGTAGGTCTAAGTTTTTAGACACGCCAATAGAACTGCGATTAATAGCGGCACTTTTAATAATTGAACTGTATAATGTATATGGGAAATTTGTATAATCTTCACCATTAACCATTCTGTTCTGAGTATAATATCTTGCAGGAGCACGTAGTTTAATGTTTGCTAATGTTTCTCTGGCTTGCGCTGTTGAAGCTGGTGTTTGTAATGCTAATCCTATAGTGAGTGCTTCTGTTCGTCCTGCTCTGCTAATATACTGTATTGTTACTTGAATCCCCTGCATTTCAGTTGGATCAATAGTATATGTCAATGCATTACCGCCACGTACATATGCTCTAAATGCTCCAACTGGTGCTTCGGAAAATACTCCATCACCGAAAGTATAACTAACTTGGTCGTTGAATCTGGATACAACTGAAAACACTTTCTTAAAACTAGTTTCAGTTTGTAAATTAGCATTTGCATATACACTGTCTACCAATCTCCAAAGTGTTCTACCACCATTGCTAGCACTTAATTGATATAACCAAGTATCGGTGTTGTTGACACCTTGAATATCAATATCAACTACCTGATTACTAATTTGTTGTTCTAAGTTAAAATCATAACTCTGCAATGTTCCTTGCTTAAAATAAAAGAAGAAACCTGTATTTGGACTACCGTAACCCAATTTATCGTTACGATACATCATATTCATTTTACCACTTGGTGCAGGTGGAATCTCATATACATAATCTTCATCTAAACTAGTTGCACTAACTAATTCAAAATTCATATTGACAGTATCTACTGTGCTAGTAAATGGTACAATAGGTAAACTGGCAGGAGGAATGTTAATACTGTATTCATCTGTCTTTACACCAAGTAATTCTTGACTATTACCGGGGCGACCAACACGCTGGGTATTAATCAATGTAGCATTAATAACTGTGTTAAATTGTTCTAACCAGTTAGCATTTGCAGGATCATTCCATAATATTGTTTGATTGCTTAAGTTCAATCCATTAACGTCAGTAATGTTTTCAGTGGTACTGATGTTTGTAACTTTAAGATAACCTTGACCTGCAATATTACGTTTAGGATTATAGCTTACTAAGTTAGCTAGTTTAATAACACTATCTCTACGTTCAGCCGTATCAATAAAGTTCTCACGTGTGTTTAAGTCGTTGCGGAAAGCAAGACCTTGTCCCATAAACGCAATAACATCAAGTAGTGCAATAAATTCACTAGACTCAATGTAATCGTTAAACGTTTCCGGATAGTATACTCGCAGATAATCGATGAAACTCTTACGTAGGGTTTCATAATCGTAGCTTTTAAAATCTGCTTCACGAAAGGTTTGATAGATGGCCTGCCAATTTTGCACACCAAATATTGCTGATTGTCTTGAACTTGTAGCCATAGTTATTCTCTTTTAAGTATTTATCTTAAAGGAAAACCACGGATTTTGTTATTGTAATGTAGCTGTATTTGTCAAGCTATTAAAGAAAACATTCAATACTTCAGCATTATTGAAGGGTGCAATAGCTAATTCTACTTCAAGTAGTATACCGTTTTCTTGTGGATAACTCTTTACTGTATTGATAATCAATCTAGGATCACCATTAGCAATCCTGCGAATTTCATCTTCAAGTCTAAATTGAGTTTGTGCATCATTGGGCTCAAAAACAAAGCTCCAAATAGTAGAACCATATCCTGGATTTCCAACTTTTTGTCCTTGTTGAATGTTTAATGCATTAACAAAGTCTCTGACTACTAATGCTTCATCTACAAGACGATACTTTTTACCCGGGACTGTTGGTTTTAGTACACCACCTGTACCCCCATCAACACCCGGACTAGCATCAGTTGTCTTTGGCTCGTTAGCCCCAATTGTTGAAAATCCTATATATGTTGGCATTTTTTATCCTATACAATATTTATGCTACTGTTTCTAAGGTGGCAAGCTCGTCTGATAATGCAAGCCATTTATTTCTCAATTCATTAATTTGAGGATCACCGGCTGGAAGTTCATTTTTTGCTTTAGCGAATGCTAATCTAGCCTCTCTAACTTCACCAACTTTAGCAAACACTTTTTCAGTTAATACTCTCTGCTCATCCGCATTATTTCTAAGAGCTTCTGTACCTGAAGTTTCACCTGTTGTTGCAGGATTTCCTCCATAATTAGGTAATGAAATTTTGTTACTACCAAATACCTTAGCTAACTGAGTTGATAAAGCAGAACGTGTACCATCTGTATTAGTACCAATAACCGGCACTGTTACCGGAGAACCACCGTTAGGTAAAGATGCAACTGCTGTTCCAAGTTTTGCCGCTAAGGCTGGTCCTAGTCCTGCGGCTGCAAATTGTAAAAGCGATGCGCCCGGTAATTTTAATTGATTTACTAAATTGCTTGCTCCACCTGGTAATGAGCCTATATTTACAGCCGCATTAACTTGTCCTAAAGCGGCTGTTATTCCAGCAGTTCCGGGTATTATGTTTAATGCTCCTGGAGCTTTATTCACAATATTGTTTACTGCGTCTTGTGCACCTGGTAAGTTACTTAATCCAGTTGACACACTTGCTGGTAATGTTGCTTTAACCGCATTTACTGCATTTTCTGCACTTGTTACTAAATTAGTAGATGCTCCCAATCCAGTAGTAACAGCACTTGTAATGCTAGCTAATCCGTTAGTGGCTGATGAGGCTGCTCCTGAGGCAATACTTGCGGCATCTATCCCTGAGTTGGCAGCCGCAGATTTTAGTACGCCTGCAACATCACTTGCCTCTGTACCGGATGCTTGTACATCTGCTGTAGCCTTATCAGCAATTTGTTTTAAGTTTTGTGGCACACCTGCCTTGAGAGCAGGGAATCCTTTTGTAATTGCATCAAATGCTGAACCAGCTAATCCTTTAGCACTGTCTAATAATCCAGTTAAGCCGCCTCCTATTGATTTGGTTAAGCCAGTCAGTGATGTTGCAATAGAGCCTAGCCCACCTGTCAATCCTGAAGTTAAGTTGGCTGCAAAATTACCAGAAGATATTGCACCAGTTACACTACTTAGTAACTTGTTAGCAGATGCACCTGAATTATTTAATAATCCGGAAACACTGCCAGCGGCTGCCGCTGTCTGTAAGAATTTAGTTGTTTCACCAATCCCGCAACTTGCGGTAGCTGTTACTAATCCCGCAATTTGACTACAATTTTCATTACCCGTTATAACACCTGCTTGTGTTAATTGTGTTTGTGCTTGTTGGAAGTTACTAACCTGTGCGTTAACCTGTGCAATAGGATTGTTAACCAAGTCTGTTAGCGTTTTTGCTCCAGGTACTCCTGCAAACAAATTGTTAGTCATAGCTTTCTCAATTGGTACACCTGAGCTAGTTAATGAGTCAACTAATGCGGCTGCTCCTTGTTTAAGTATTCCTGCGTTTTGAAGTGCTTGTGGTGTCAATGCTGTCTTACCAACTACTGCTACGCCGTCTACTACTCCTGCCCCTAATTTAACTGCGGATGCGGCCGCACCACTTCCTGCCGCGGTAGCCGCCGCACCAACCATACCAGCTGTCACTCCTGTTGGAAATGCTTTACTAATGTCCCCAGTTACTGGCACAGTTGATGCTACACTAGATGTAAGTGGTGCATTTGGTGTGCTTGGTACTGCGGCATTAGTGGCTGCAACAGCCGCTGAGGGTGCGCTTGGGAAGTTTGCACTTGCGTTGTTATCTACTTTAACATCAACACCTTGATTTGCACTAGCCCATGGGCTATGTGCAGGTGCTCTACTTACGATACTTAATAAGGCTCCGGGTGCAGCCGCCCAACCTTTTGTAGCATCATATAGTGTATCAGTATGTGCTACTCTTGATAATGTTTTAACTTCTTGTGGTACAATACCTGCTGATCCTGTGTTCAAGTTAATCTTACTACCATTGATATATGTAACACTTTGACTTGCAAAACTTGCTTCACCACTTGATTTAAAACTCATCTGGTAATCAGATTTTAATGTATATTTACCTAACGCATACGTTGAAAAATCTGTTCCTACTCTGATTCCCATTTTATTTTCAGTTTCAATATTAATATTATCTGCTGAGATTTTTAAATCTTTTTTAGCATTGATGTTGATATTGTTATCGGCGTGTAAATTTAAATCACCTTGTGTTCTAATATTAACTGAGTTGGTAGCATACAAATCAATAGTACCTTCTTTACCTAACTCTACCCAACTTTGTCCGTTAGCGTGAATGATGTGTAAACATTGTCCATCATCACTCATTAATATTTGATGCCCTAAACTGCTACGTATTCTTACTAATTGGTCTCTACCTAATAAGTCACCATCATCCATTACAATACTATGACCAACTCTACGTGAAGAAATCTTTAACCCACCTTCTGGTCCGGACCCAGTTGCGGCATCAGCAATAGTTTCATCTGTAAAGCCACCTTCATATATAGGTCTACCGGGAGTATTGACTCCCCAACCAACACGACTAGGACTTTCACGTTGACTACTTGAACCTATTGTACCACGTATTGTGTCTCTAATTAAACCCTGTTGATTTAATACGCCGGCTAGATAACTATTAACAGGCTTTGGTTGATTGTAAAACGTAGGGGTATCATTGATTTTTTGATTATTAGCATTGATGTTAGTAACTGGCAATTTCTTTGCACCACCATAACTATTTGCCTCACTCTCATTTAATACTGCTGTCTCAGTTGAACCGTTTGCAGGAACCATCCATAGTGTTTCTGGTTCTGGTACACATCCAATCCAATAACCATAATTAGGATCACCGTTAATGAAAATGCAGATAACCGTTGTACCAATATCTGGTGGGCTACTCCACATACCATAACTGACTGGATTCTGTAAATATGTTCCGTATCCTGTTTTATCTCCTGTGCCTTCAGTTGCACCATAAAAAGGTGTCATATAGTTTACAGTAAACCATGTGTTACTATCGTTGGGACTAGTACCTCCCATATCACTGATATAGACACGTAGTCTGCCTGCACGAATAGGATCAATGTTGTCTTTCACTACTCCAAATAATGGTACAGGATTAACTACTGCACCACCTGCGCCTAGTTTATTTGCGCTTGTTGCGCCTCTGGGTTTATATATATTCCATGCCATATTAATTATTTGCTATTAAGCACCCTCTCCTGGTCTTGCACCGGTTAATAAAGTATTAGTTTGTGTTTCTCTACCTGCATCCGGGCTCTGTGAGTTAGCAACACCGGTTTGTGTTTGCCCTGCATTTTGAACGCTATCATCATTTGCAACACCTTTATTAGTATTTGATGTTGTAACAGTACTAGGTTGTTGTACTTTAGGAGCGAGCGAGGTCTCACCTCCAGTTGCATTATTTGTGCTTTGTGGAGAATTCGCAGGTGGTCTATCTTTTGCAAATCCAGTAGCAGATGACGCATTACTACCGCTACTTGGAGTTGCATTATTACCACCTGTTTGCGCGGCACCTGTTCTAACATCATTAGACTGTCGTTGTAACAGAAGGTCTCTTGCATTTGCATTTGGTGCAGTAGAATATCTATTACCACGATTTCTTAATAAATAGTTTTCATTTTGATTTGCAGTAGTAGTAGGGTTTTCTCGTCCGGTTGTTGCTTGTTCCGCATTTTCTGCTTCAAGTATTTCAGGAATATCATTAATGTTGCAAGTTAAAGTTTGTGTGAATTTACCACCTTTAAAAACACTTTCGCATTCTCTTACTTTATAACTAACACCTCTAATCTTATTAGCTACTGCCTTAGGGTAATTCCAAAAATAAATTGATTCATTAACATCTAATAAACCATCCCTGTTACTATAATCTACTGCCTCTTTAAAATCTATTTCTATGAATACTTCACTACCATTTGGATTAATAGTAAAGCCGTCAGTACCATAAAATTGATTGTAAACCTGATTAATGCCCGACACTGTTTCTTGCGTTAGATAATCAGGATCACCCAATATAACAATTTTGGCCAATGCATATGTGCCAATATCAAATAGACTGGTCATATAGGCATTTTGTGCTTCCATACCGCCCACAAGTCTACCTTGACGATCTTGATTTTGTAACTTATTTGGATATGTAGGAGTTGTTGTGCCGCCACCATGACTTGCTGGGTCATCCTCAGGAAGTATGGCTACATTGAAGTATGTATTATCCATTTTTTGATCATATGATATGATTTCACTATTTTGTCCAGTGAACCAATAGTCATATCTTTTATATGGTCCAGTATACTTACTAGATTTACTGTATGGTGTTGCCATACTAGGTGTTAAGTATGGTTGAATAATATATGTAATCTTATATGCAAAATCATTTACGATAGGATCAAATTCCAAACATTGTAGTTCTGCACTTAAGTTATACCATTGTAATGGTGGAGGATCTTTTTTTGGAGTTACATCTGGGCTTTCTGTATCTTCATTCGGTGATTCAGTAGATATTAATATTCTTTCTAGTGCATCTTCCATATATGAACTTTGTTTAATAATATTATTAATAGCCTGTTGTATCGGAGTACCTTTAGTTATTTGAATTATCCGTCTGGTCGTGTTTGGTACTGCTTTAACACTGGTGCCTTCGTTAATTTCATTGGCATTGTCTGCATTACTCATCGGTTGTTTTTTCTTACTAGGATCTGCTTTACTAATAAGACTAGCATTTTCTAATAAAGCAGTATCACCCAAGAACTTAATATCATACACATTGGCTCTAGTTATATCTCCTGCTTTTTCTAATGCTTGTTGAGTTTCATTTAATGTTTTTATTAAACTATTGATTCCATCTCCGTCACCAAGTAATGCTTCTTTTACTGTACCGGCAGAGATTGGCACCATATTATCTACTATTCCAAATGCTGTGCCCATTCCAACAGTTGTCGGTGACATTTTAGCTACTACATTATATGTGGTTGCACTTCCATTGATTGTGAATTTTATGCTCTCAATCATAATGTCAAAAAATCGTTCATATACACCACTAGCATCACTACCTGTATTTAACGTATCTTCAGAAAAAAACTGACTAGCATTAGCAATATTACCATCCTTATCATAGCCTTGAAATCTAATACCTAATATAAAAAATTGTTTAGAGGCGTTAACAGCTTCTTCATAATTTCGTATATTACTATCTTTTACTAATTGTTCTCTTGCTCTTTTTAGTTTAGTCATAAATGAAAAACCATATGGTTCATATATATTAAAACTAATGAAGCTAACATTTGAAGTACCTTGTGCCGCATTGGTACTTATTAATGATTTAATTTTTAAATCATCTATATAAAAATCTACATCAAACTCAGGTGCTCGTTGACTTGCTTTATTATTAACTCCACCTGACTGTGCTATTAAGAATGCACCACCGTTTGTTGCAGAGCCATTTGCATTTTTAGAGGTAAGTGAATTAATATTTTTTCTACCTGATTCAATAAAAGCATTGTATGCATCAGGAGTAATCATATACAAACTTAACTGATATGTGTAACTGCTAAAGTTACCCAATGGGTTTTGTAATCTAGCTCCTGGTTTTTTTCCTGCTGATTGTGGTCTTTTTGCAGTAATAGTAATTTCTGGAATATTAGCTTCACCGGCCTGTGTTTTTCCTGCAAAACTATCATTAAGAGTTTTTATTTCCCCATTGCCACCGGGTGTTTCACCGTTGTTTGCGGCAATTTTTGAAGCTTCGGCTTGGTTTAAACTATAATCACCATCTGCTGGAGTGCCGCCTAATTTAGTTGCCATTTATATACCCAATACTTGTATCAGTGTAGAATTCTCTGGGAGGTAAATTGATGTACCTGCAGTAAAGTCAAAGAATGGATCTGCTAATGTGTTTGGGTTTCTACTAGCAAACACCCACCATAATCTAGGATTTGCATATAAGTCATATGCAAGCATATCAGGTCGTAGATTATATGTTGTTGTGATTTCCCAATATCTATCGCTACCTAATTTAGGAATAGGTCTATCAACTAACGTATCTAAAAATCTACCATTGACTACGCCTGTTGCAAAGTAAGGACTTGATGCTGGATATAATGCATTATTAGACATTACCAAATACCTCCACCTGAACGTTTACTTCCCCGTAGTAATTGACCGGTCGCATACTTTTCGAGACTGAATGTATTACTGATATCGTTTCGTGTAACGATTGGTATACACGTAATTTGTAATTGTATTTTTGTAGGGACATAAGTTGCTTCAGAGTTAATAAGTGAATTCTGTGTTTGAAAGTTTGGGGGTGCCGGTTTCAATCCATTGATTGTTGTTCTCTGCACACTTTGGCTAAAAGTATTTAATGTGCTATTTTGTTGTGATACATTTTGACCCGGTTGGTTAGTCTGACTACCAGCACGAATGTAATCTACATCTGTTGGTGTTGCATACGTAAAGTTTGTTACTACCAATGGATGTGCATCATAAGTGTACGCACCAAAGCCACTTAAGTAACATAATGGTGGGGGTACTCCGGCTTTTGGATCTTGATCCTGTCCATAAAACATTTTAGTTACACTACGGAAGAAATGTATTACTGCTAATAAGTAATTTGCTTCATTAGTATCTTGTGCTGTAAAATCAGCCGTGATTGAAACTGCGTCTACGCTACTACCTTTATATTGATAAATTTTATAATTGCTATGTACTAATTCAGATATATCATAGCCAGCGGCATAGGTAACTGATATAGCAGGCGTATATGGGAATATAACTCCGTTAGTTTCTTGTAACGGATTTAGTATACCTGCTTGCCCTTTTTTTACATTATACAAATAATTTGATTTTGGAGCTAAACTTAATTTTGCTCTCCAATCTAGTTTCTGCTGAGAACTGGTAGTATCTCCTGTTGTAGCCTGACTACGTGCACCGTTTAATGCGGTAGATATGCCTTGAGGTGTAGATTGATTAACTGCATCAATAGCAGCCTGCGCATCGGCATCACTATCACGTGCTTCGGCTGCTAGTCTGGCTGCTTCAATTGGATCTTCATCATCGATATTAGCAGGGGATGAGTTTTGTATCTCTGCACCAATACTTGTATTAGGGTCACTATTTGTATCTATAGTTTGTTGATTGCGTGGTAACTGCTCAGTCTCATTACCTACGTTAGTGTTTGGATCATTGGCTGCTACTGTAAGATTAGATAGTTGTGATTCTAGACTAGATAGTGATGATTGAGCCGTTGATAACTGTCTTTCTAAGTTAGCTATTACGGCAGGGTCAGGCTGAGGTGAGCCCGAGGCTGCGTCTAATTGAAGTTCCAATGATGCTACTTGAGCCGTTGCTAGAGCAATATCGGCTTCTAATTGAGCTTGTGATGCCATAATATGTTGTTATCCTTACTTATATTTATCTACTAAATAAAGTAGTATTTTTACCCTTTCCATCACAAAATAGTTGCTATTCTGCAACAATAATGTTATACTTACATCAACATAATAACGGAGAACTATGTCCCTACCCTCACGCAAACCTGTCAACTATTTAAATAATAAAGACATTCTAAAAGAGATTCACGAAAGCAAAAACGCTTATTGTTACTTTGCAGACCCAAGCTATCATCGCTATGATTTTATTGTAGATATGCCCCAATCTAGTATTGAAGAAAGCTTAGAATATGCTTTTAAACCAGAAACAATTCAGCAAGCAAAAGAAACACGTGCTTTACGTCTTAGTTTAGAGCAGGGTTCTAAAGACGCAGTTAGCCCAGATTCTATCCCCGTTACAGATTTAGTATTTCGTGTAATGAATTGGGATCACGTTCCGGTCGCACCAAAACAACCCCGCAAAACAGTTAAAAAGAAAACAGCAAAAGATATCTTTGAGTTTGATGAACCAAATCCAGATGAGATTTTTGCTGACCTAGAAGATAATACTACAAAAGCTGAAGTAGATGACATGGTTCATGTTAAAGTTAACTTTCCACCATTCCAACATTACAAAATTGATGAGAATAATACATTCTATTGTGTAGGTAAAAGTCATTGGGAAGGTGATTTAGAAACAGGCAATTTCAATAAAGACCATGGCAAAATCACAAACAAGCTTGCCCGTATGTACATTATGATGTGTGAAAAATACGCAATGAAATACAATTGGCGTGGGTATACTTACAATGATGAAATGCGTAACAGTGCTATCCTTCAATTAACATACGTTGGTTTACGTTTCAATGAAGCTAAATCAGCTAACCCGTTCGCTTACTACACAGCCGCTATTACTAATAGTTTCTGTCGTGTATTGAATACAGAAAAGCGAAATCAAAACATACGTGATGATATACTAGAAATCAATGGTCTCAATCCAAGTTGGTCACGACAGGGTATTGGAACTAGTTCTACAGTATACGAAGAATAATTTAACCAAAGCCGTTGCTATATGTGACGGCTTTATTATATAATAGACGAATGAGTAACCTTTTTAAAAAAGCCGCTGTGTTCACTGACATTCATTTTGGATTGAAGTCAAACAGCTTACAACACAACCAAGACTGTTCCGATTTTGTAGATTGGTTCATTAAAAAAGCAAAGAGTGAGGGATGTGAAACTTGTTTCTTCTTGGGCGATTACAACCATCATCGTGCAAGTATTAACATTCACACATTACAATTTGGACTACAAGCATTGGAGAAACTAAGTGCTAACTTTGATACTGTATATTTTATACCAGGCAATCACGATCTTTATTATCGTGACCGTAGGGACATTCATAGTGTTGAGTGGGCTAAACATTTACCAAACGTTAAAATCGTCAACGACTTCTTCAGTCAAGGAGACGTAGTTATTGCACCTTGGCTTGTACAAGATGATTATAAGAAACTACAAAAGATGGGTGGCAAATATATGTTTGGTCATTTTGAGTTGCCCAGATTCTATATGAACGCAATGGTAGAGATGCCCGATCATGGTGAAATCAATGAAGACCATATGACTGGATTTGAAAAAGTATTCAGTGGGCATTTTCATAAACGTCAAGCACGTAAAAACATTTGGTATATTGGTAATGCTTTCCCTCACAACTATGCCGACGCAGGTGATGACGCACGTGGTATGATGATATTAGAATGGGGTAGTGAACCAGAGTTTCATACTTGGCCAAGACAGCCCGTATTTCGTGTACACAAACTAAGTGATATCTTAGAAAACCCTGAGGGCTTGCTATTGATTGATAGTTATGTTAGAGTACATCTTGATATTGAAATCTCATATGAAGAAGCTAACTTCTTGCGTGAGACTTGGATACCAGAACATAGATTAAGAGAGATGGCATTGATACCTATGAAGGCAGATATGAATGAGAATGGACAAACAGCAGACGGACTAAAATTCGAAAGTGTTGACCAAATTATTATTGACCAAATTAACAGTATTGAATCAAATAATTTTGATAAGAAGATTCTTTTGGACATTTATAACAACCTATGATTACATTACAAGACATTACATTACGCAATTTTTTATCTATCGGCGCAGTAACACAAGCAGTAGACTTTGACAAAAAAGACTTAACACTTATTCTAGGTGAGAACTTAGACTTAGGTGGTGACGGTGCCCGTAATGGTACAGGTAAGACTACCCTTATTCAGGGTCTTAGCTATGCACTGTTTGGTACACCCATTAATAATATTCGTAAAGACAATTTAGTTAATCGCACAAATGGTAAGGGTATGATGGTTACATTGACATTCAATGTCAATGGTACTAACTATAAGATTGAGCGTGGTCGTAAGCCAAACATTCTGAAATTCTATGTGAATGATATTCAGGATAAAGCTTCTGAGGATCAGCAAGGTGAGAATAAAGAAACACAGGCAGCGATTGAAAAAGTTATCAATATGTCAGCCGATATGTTCCGCCATATTGTTGTATTGAATACTTACAGTGAACCTTTCTTGGCATTGAAAAATAATGAACAGAAAGATATCATTGAACAATTAATGGGTATCACGTTGTTATCTGAGAAAGCTGAAGTCATCAAAGAGATGATTCGTAAAAGCAAAGATGATATTCAGCAAGAAGATTTTAGAGTTAAAGCTATTGAAGAAGCCAACAAGCGTGTTAAAGAACAAATTGATGCACTGAAACGTAGACAAACATTGTGGTTGAAGAAGCACGATGATGATTTAACTAATTTAGCCCTTCAGTATGATGAACTAAGTAAAATTAACATTGAAATAGAATTACAAGCACACAAAGATTTAAACGTTTGGACTAAACAGAAAGAACAACAAGATGCATACAATGCACTGGTTGCTAGGTCTACTGCTTGGCAACAAAAACACAATAGTGACGTTTCTGTAGCACATAAAGCCTACT